TCTACGCCAACTCATCACTCATTATCTGGGATGGCGCTAACACCGAGACCGTTACCGTAGCTTCAGACTTCGTGCCTGACGATGGCGATATTGTTACCCTCGCCAAGCCAACTAAGTACCCACACATTGCAGGTTGCTCAGTAGCCTCACCTAACCTCACCGCCGTCAAAGAAGCGACTATTCACTTTGTCGTATCTATGGTGGAAGAGCGTGGATCAGGTGCGTTCACACTTTCAGGAGCAGCAGCAGCCGGAGCAGGTGGCCCTATCACCGCTTCAGAGGCTCACCACGCAGCTGCCTATGACCTACTCGACACCTTCCGCAACATCTGGGGTCGTGTCTAATGTCAAGACAGGTCGTTCGAGACCAAGTTGTCGAATACTTATCGAACGCAGACATCACCGGTCTTACAACTATTTACACATTCCCTCCGAAGATTACGCCAGAGGGTGCGTTCTATCCAGGACAAACGCCTAACCAGTTCCAAGGCGCAATCGTCTTTACGTTCATTGAGCGTCAGAGCGAACAGCGAGTGGCATACGGTGGGGCGAATAACGGGCGTAAGTTTGTAACCTACGAGTTCGTGTTCTCTTGCTACTACCGAAGCATCCAAGGCCAAGCCGAGGTTGCTGCTATGGGCAACGAGACATTCCTAGACTCGTTCGTAACTGCCATCCGTGCTAACCGTACAGCTGGCGCACCCCAGAACACACAGAACAATGTGTGGCAGTGGGGTGAAGCAGGAGTTGGGGGCAAAGGCCCAGACATCCTCATTGAATCAGACCTACCAGTTCTACTTGGTGGGGCGCAAGAAGTAACTCAAACATTCTCAACTATCAGAGTCACCGTACTCGAAGAGGTGGACACATGACCCAATACAAATACACCGGTTTTTACACAACGGTCTACACCGGCGTTGCAGGACCAGACGGTGGTACTCTTGAAGCAGTGCCAGGGCAGACCTACAACCTAGATACTGCTCCCGACTCTTTCTGGACAGCCGTATCTTCTTCTAAGAAGGCCCCAGAAGCCCCTGTAGCCGACGCTACAACAGAATCTGAATCAACCCCTACCCAATCAGAAAGTGAGCCTCAATAATGGCCGCCTATTTAGTTGCTAATAGTTACCTCGGAATCATGCCTGAGGTGGCACGAGGAACACTCAACACAGGAGGAACACCGGTCTACATCCCAGTGTCTGCCCCTCAAATTACGCCTATGCAGACTTTTCTTAGAGACGAGGCTCTGCGTGGATCACCAGTTATGGTGTACGACCAAGTTCAGGGTGTACGTCACGACGAGTACGACGCTAAGTTCTACCTCTTTGCTGACACTTTCCCTAACCTAGTCAAAGCCGTTCTTGGTGGAACTGACACCGTTACAGGTGCAGGACCATACACGCACAACATCAAGCTTCTTAACAACGCTTCTATCGGTTCACAGCCACAGTCTTACTCAATCATGGACTTTGACGGTGCTAACTACTTCACCCTTCTCGGCGCACAGGCTGACCAACTTGAAATATCGTTTGGTGCAGAAGCCGCAGCAGAGTCAACAGTTAAGTTCTTCACCAACCCATACACATCGGGTACATCAGCAACAGCACCATTCAGCACACCAAACCCTTCAACGGTTCACATGATTCCTGCATGGGACACAACCATCACAGTTGCTGGAACGACTTACACTTACATTCAAGACGGAACGCTGACCCTTGCTCGCAAGACAGCACCTATCTTCACAATGGGCGCACAGGCTCCATACCAGAACTTTGCTGGTCCTATTGAAGTAACTGGTAAGTTCACCGCCGTAGTTAACTCTTTGACAGACCCTTGGTCAACTGGATCAGGCGCAACTGCATTGACACGAAGCCCACAGGCACTCGTCATTACGTTTACTGACCCTAACGACTCATCAGGTGGAACGCAATACAGCGTTTCATTCACAATGACACAGGCTCAGTTCCAGAACGTAAAGCGCACACGAGGCAAGGCTTACACCGAAGTTGAGGTAGAGTTTACTGCTAACGCTGACGCTACTGACGCTACGACTGGTTACTCACCAATCCAAGCCAACATCGTTAACGCAACTTCAACCGCTTACTAAATAACCCAAAGGGGAAACAATGCCAGCAATAAACCTTCCAAACGGACAGTCAGCAATTCTGTTTAGTACTGACGAAATCAGCGAGCGTACAAACCGCATGATTAGCCGAGCATTTATGAAGGCCGCAGGTTCAGCAGCCAAACTAAACAATTTGGGTTTTGATGATTCAAAGCCTGAGACTTGGTCTATCTTTGCCGAAATTAGCGACGAGGACCAAGCAAACTTAGATGGCTATCAGGCAGCTCTTATTGTTGGCATGGTGAAGTCTTGGTCATTAGGTGACTTGCCTACGACTGAATCTGCGCTTGACCTTCCTAAAGCTGTATTTGATGAACTGGCTAACGCTTGTGCTGAGGAATACAACAAGCGACCAGACTTCTCGCCAGACCCTGACCCAAAAGCCCCTACCGCCGACTAGCACGGCTGGAGGCATCGTTAAAAGGCCAAGACGCAGAAGTTGACTTAGAGGTAATAAACCTGTTTCGTGAATACCGCTTTAGAGAAAAACTAGGTGGATCACATGAGGATTTCCTCAATCAGCCTCGGCACGTAACTGATTGGCTTATAGCAATAGACGGGGTAATTAACGAGGTTCAGCGTGGCTGAGATTGTAACTGGCATACCTAATTTTGATAAGTCAATAGACAGCATGATTGTTCGTGTTGATGAAGCAGCTCGCAAGTTCGTGCTTGAGGGCGCAGAAGTAATCAAGCGTGAATCCAAGAAAATCTTTAGAACTGGTGCTGACGCCAAAGGCATTGACTCATGGCACTCAAACGCATGGCCTGTTCCAACTCGTCGCACTGGAAACCTAATGAACAGCATCTATTCAGATGGTGCTAGGAAATTAGGTCCAGGAAAATGGGAATCACAAACCGGTCCTCACATTGTCTACGGACGACGCATTGAACTTGGGTTTCACGGTAACGGTCGTTGGCCTTACTACACGACTCGACCATTCCCTTACATGCAACCTGGTATTGACAACTCAATCCCACGCCTTGATTCTTTATTTAACTCACTCGTAATCGCTGCTCAGGAGGCGTGAAATGTCTGGACTTCTTCCACCAGTAATCGCCACACTTATCGCCGACACCAAAGAATACATGGCCAAGATGACCGAGGCTCAAGGCAAAATGGCTATGTTTGGCAATGAGTCTATGACTACTGCCGAAAAGATGACCGCCTTTGGTTCCAAAGCAGCCACAGCAGTTATTGGCGTTGGACTTGCACTTGGCGCATACGCAGTTGACCAGGCATACAAGTTCCAAGAATCGTTAGACAAGGTTGAGAATCAAGCAGGTTTAACTACCGCGCAGACTGACGCACTTGGTAAGTCAATACAAAAGATTTCTAACGTCACTGGTATTGCCGATTCACAACTCGCAGCAGCAGCTCTGACTATTAGTCAAGCCGGTATTAAAGGCGCATCAGCAGTTACTCTTCTTAACGACGCTGCCAAAGCCGCAGTTATTACCAACGCTTCTGTTGCCGACACGACTAAAGCCATTGTTGCAGCTCAGACCTTGCAAGTTGCTAAGGGCATGGATGTAACCAAGTTAACTGGCATTTTGGTTAAGGGATCAAAAGACTTTGTTGGTGGACTTTCAGCAGAAGAACAAATGCTCTCTGGTCGAGTTGGTGTTGCTCTGGCTAAATACGGATTAGGTCTTAAAACAATTATTCCTTTAGGTGCAGAGTTTGCTAAAATTGGATTGCCAGCACGCTCTATTGCAACGTTTGGTAATTCACTTGCCAACTTAAACAAACCTCTTACAGATTCAAAAGGCAAGTTAACCTCATACGCACAGGGTCTTGAACGAGTTGGTCTAAGCCAACAAAAACTTGCTTCTTATTTGCGCACAGGAAACATAACCGCAATCCTTACTTCTATAAAAGAAGCTGCAGGTGGAAGCACCGCTAAAGAGGGAATCCTTGCTCAGGCAGTATTTGGTACTAGCGGTTCTGCCGCAGCGATGGCAGTTCTAAAAGACTTTAATTCTTACTTAGCCGCGCAGAAAAACCTAGTCGGCGCTAACGCTGGAACACTTGGAACTTCATTTGCTGAAGCCTTGAAACAAATAGGGCCACAACTAAACGTAGTAAAGGCAAACTTCAATAACCTAATGATTAACGCTGGTAAGTTACTTCTTCCTGCGGTATCAGACATTCTTAAATGGGTTGGTGGATTTGCTAAGGCTATTAACAACAATCCAATGTTAAAAGATTTTCTAGGAGCAGGAGCCGGACTCGCGTTTGGTGTAGCTGTAGCCTCAAAAATAAAAGGTGCTTTGAATACGGTCATGGGTCTGTTTGGTAAAAGCGCTCAAACAATTTCTCTTAACGCCAACACCGCAGCCCTTGAAGCCAACACAGTTGCTCTAGGCGGTAAGGCGGCCGGTAGTTTGATTCCTGGCGGAGCAGCAACAAGCGGTTTATTGCTTCCAGTTGCCGCAACCGCAGCAGCAACAATAGCGTTACAATACTTTGCATCTCATGGCCCAACCTATGCCCAAATGACACCACAACAAAGATTGCAAAGTCGTTCATTGTCGGCTGGAAAAACTAACGTTACTTTGAACATAAATACACTTCACAGTCGCTCTGCAGGTAGTCACCGATAATGGCTGAGTTTGATTCAACAGAAAATCAAGAGTGGACTATTAACTTAGACATTGGTGTTATTAGCAGTGGTCTTGCTAACGACCCAGCCTTCATTGCAGCTGTCTCTAAGGCAGTCCGCGACCAGATGACCAAAGACGTGCGCTGGATGGGCAACCTATTCGCTAAGTGG